AGCTGCCTTCGTATATTGAGCAGGATTATTGACACCTGCTAGCCAATTTAGGATAACATCTCCCATACCGTTAGCTACATGGTGCCCAGGCCTAAGTACCGTTACGCCAGATTTCCATATGTTCTGTGCCCTGTCGAATACGTTAAGCACAGAAGTAAGATTACTATTCTTAGACCCCGTAGATGCTAAGTTACGTATTGACTCGTAGTACGGGAGTTGCTTTATTATGTCTCTACTATAGTACATATTAGGGTCCATGTACTGATAGAGATTACTAAGACCTCTATCATCAGTCAGCTTAACAAAGCCTTCTTTAGGTACCTTACTAGCAAACTCAGAGGTAGTACTTATAGTTCTACCTATGGTCGCGTCAGTTAGTGCAAACTGGTATGCAGAATGTATGCGGTCAAGAGTATCTAGTGGATCGCCTACATCAGCCCAAGATTTCCATACCTCTGCTTGATCAGTAAGGGGATTAGAGACATCAAAACGTATATGCTTAGGTACTCCATAGTAATCCATAAGTTTATTTACATGCTGAGGAAAGAAGCCATTTCTAGTTATAAACGATCCATTCTTACCACCAGAAAATACTATATCTATAGACTTTCTCATACTGTCCATTACTTCAAGCATACCAGGATCTGTAATATTAGACCCGAACTGCAAGTGCCTGAACGCCTCAGATAGCATTTTACTGGCATCATTTCCAGCGTACTTCACTGCTACCTGCGCTGTAGCGGACATAAGGGTTCGATGCATTTCATTGAACTCTCTAGCTGCATTAGTACTACCCCATAGCATATCATGCATGCCAGATATCCCGTAGCTGCCTACAAAAGTCTTTCCACCAACCTCCTTCGCTACACGTAGTTTATTAAGCAGCCCTACGTTACCCCTAAACAAACCAGCGTTTAGTTTTACAGCAAACTCTTCTTCCAGGTCCACCACGTTTTCACCCATGGCAGCGGAAGCGGTACGCGCCTCGGCCTCTCGGCTGGCCTGCTGTGCCGTCCCAGAGGCCTTCAGGGACGCCTCGGCTGCCTTCCCTACCGTACTACCGCCACTAGTAACGGTTCTTGCAGTATTAGCCTCTGCGAGGTCACCAGGGCCGATACCGCGAGAAGAAAGCTCAGTATCGACAAGTACTCTAGCGATAGGATTAGCTTCCGCCGGAGCTCCGATGGCGCTTCCGACTTTACCAATCTCATTGCTGCGGTTAACAACAGAAGAAAATGCGTCAGAAGAAGATATGGCGGCATCCGATATTCCCTGCATTAGCTTGGTTACTACTTCTTCTGTCATGGACTGCACTGCGGTGCCTACCTGAAGGCTATGAGACGCATAGTTCTCGTTTACCTTCTGTAGTATAGATGGCATAGCTTTGGATATAGATTCTACTATGCTAGCTGCTGCCGCTTCTCCGGCCTTGTGCTTACTAAGATTTCCGCCAGTCTTAGCATCCTTTAGTGCGAATGCAGCTGCCTGCTTAGCTAAATCTGCGTTGCCGCCGTGTATAGCAGCAGTTACCATATGTTCTGCGGCGTTCAGAAACCCTGTTGGATACACATTCATGTACATAGCGGGGTTCTTGAACATGAACTTCTCTACAACGTCACGAGGTAGAGAAGTAAGAACATCTCCAAGTGATAGTAGAATTCCATTATTATCTACACCAGCAATAAGCTTAACACCAGTTTTACGGAGAGCATCTTCCGCTACAGTAAGAGCCGGCACTACCTCGTCGTACATATCTCTAGGCCGAGTAGTCTTCCAATAGGCTGTCTTCTCTGCCCCCTTGAGCTTAGAACCTATCGCTGAACTTCGCTCTGTAGCGGATTTTATAAGACTGCGCATTAGGTCTGACTGAGCAAAACTATGCCAACCGTAATAGTTTCTAGCCCTACCCTCAAACGGCTTAGGACTAGTCCTAAGTGCCTTATCTATATCAGTTACCCACGCCCACTTAACCTTATCAGTAGGGTCTATAACATTCTTAAATATAGCAGTAGGAAGAGCTTGTCTGAGGTCTGAAGCTATCTGAGCGGTTACGGGAACTCCAGCACTTCTTACTATAGACTCTCCACCTGTAGCAGCTATTCTACCCATCGCTACAGATGGTGTCTCTACGCCACTCCACCACTTATCATGCAAAGTAGGCCTAGCGGTACGAGAGGTAGTAGTCTCCGCCATGGGTATAGCTCGTGCCGAAGAGTTACCTGACTTGGAAAGAACCTTATTTGCCTTAGCTTCAAGCTCCGACAGCGACCTGACACCTTGCTGCTTAAGTACAGTATCTATATAGTCCTGTGGGATATGGCCTTTACTTGCCATATCCATAAACTGAGATAAGGTCTTTACTGACCCTCCGACTATAGTCTTAGTCTGCATTTCTGCTACTCTCTTAGCAAATAGTGCCGGAGAGTTAGCTGAACCTATATACTTTACTTCTTCCGGAGTAAGTTTGGCGGAGTGCTTTATAGTCCAGGCAAGCTTCTCTGCCTTACTAATACGAGTAGGTGTAGTCACGTTGGCGTCCACCATAGTAACTACTTTACGAGTCTTAGTAGCAGGCTCGACTGACTTTCCTAGATCTTCTAGAAATGTCATATCAAACGGGGAGTCTGTCTTAGCTGCCCCATCTAGAACTCTCTGAAGTCCCTTAGCATTCTTTATACCAGTAAAGTCTCTAGATTCGCTTATTCTTTGCACATGCTTCTGTAGCAGAAGCTCTAGATCCTTATCAGCAAGACCAGCTGCCCAGGATGATACGGGAAATCCCGCTATTTTATAGCTAGGAGTCTTTAATATAGCATCCCTAATAGCAGCTTCCCTGGCCCCTGAGCCAAGAGGGGTAGGTCCCTTAGCTATAGGATATGACTCAACTACATCTATTAATTTAGGTACCTTTGTAGTAGTAGTTACCCCCTTATACAGGGGATCTACAGTAAGTCCAGGATACTTATAGGTAGGGGCCTCTTGTACTGCCTTGGTTATATTCTGCCTTGTAAGCGCGTCAGCAAACTGTACAGGATTTAATTTATCAGCTATACCTTCTGTACCTGCCGCAAACCTAGGACCGGGCGCGGTAAGTGCAAGCATATCCTTTACAGGATTAGTAGGATCATGTATTCCAGAAGGGCCAGCTGTAAAAACCCTAGGTGGGGCTTCTATCGCCTTAGTGGGAGTATAACCAATAGCCTTAGGCGTACTATCTACTATTATACCTTCTAGTGGTTTAGCTGCAACTTCCGCTACAGAGGCCGCTTTGCTACCAACTAGCGCTCCCTTTATAGCCTTGACGCCCTTAACGATAGGGCCCAAACCTGTGTAGGTTACAGGATCCATAAGTATATCGGCAGAGAGCGCTGTAGCGAACTTAAGTGCAGAATTATCTACCTTTTCTGCTACTACGTCACCTGGGGATATATGTTCCTGGCCAGATAATCCCTTCCAGGCTCCCTTAGCTAGGGATTCCCAGCCCCCAATACTATACAGTCCACGTTCGGAAGAATTAGGATTAGGATAGTCATTCTTAAGCTGATTAAGTGCAGAACCTACACCATGCATTGGCCTAGTAAGCATATCCAGGCCAAACTTACCAACAGATTTAGTTCCGCCCCATACGCTATCCCATATACCGCCACTTTTTACTGCGCCAGAAGTGGCCTGTGCAGGCGTAGTCTGTACTTTAAGAACAGCCTGAGCAAGATTCCAAGTGGGGTTATTAAGTTGGTTATTTGGATCGGAGAGTCCCTGAAGCGCTGCCAGCTGTAGCATGGCAGTTTGGTGCTTAGTACTAGAGTTAATGGCCTGAAGTTTAGCCATACTACCAGCAAAATCATATCCGCTTGCAGCTGCCTTACTTGCGTAGGACGCGGATAGGTTCTTCATTATTGCATCAAAAGCAGTGCCCACTTTTACTACCCTCCCATCTGAACGAATGAGTTAGGCCTGGCCCCTGTAGCCCCGTACATAGATATAGCAAGCGCCATAAGCTGATTAGTCATTCCAGAAAGCTGCGGATCCTTTCTTGCTGCTTCCGCTACACGTTGTGCGTATTGTATACCAGACGACGCTGTAGCGGGATCTATGCTACTTGCTAGCTGTATTGCCTTGCTGGCTAGATCTGCCTGCCCACCAAATATTTGATTAGCCTGAGAATAAAGCTGCTGCCCAGCACCGGACATACTGTAGTTCTGAGAAGCAGTGGGTGTACGGCTAAGTTGCAGCTTAGCCAAGTCAAGTGCCGCGGCATCCTGAGCAGCTGCGCTATTAGCTAAAGCAGCCTGCTGCTGCGCCTGAAGTTGAGCCATTCCAAGATTATAGTTATTCTTAGCAGTGTACGACTGAATAAGAGCATTAGCTCTATCAGAAAGCGACTGAGTATACTGGGACTGAAGCTGCGAGGCTAACTGTGTGGCACCAAGAGCAGAATTACTCTGAATTTCGGATCTTCTAGACGCCAACTGTGCTAGTTTATTACTCAAGTCCATCTGATTAGACTTACGGGCCTGCACGCCCTCAAACTTAGCTATATTCTGCTGCTGCCCAGCGAAATTAGCCGCGTTCTGGCCAGTCTGGGCAGCGAGATTCTGAGCTGCTAAGGCTGCATTACTCGCTACAGAGCCCATGAATGCCTGATCTGATGCTGTCTTAGGCGCAGTATCTACTGCTGCTGCCTGTATACCGAGCTTTGACAACATATCCGCAGACTGCTGAGCGGCTGTAGAGTAGTTACCCGCTACAGCGCCACTGGCCTGGGACCCAATACCCTTGATAGTAGACAGGGTACCTGCGTTGCTAGCAGCTATAGCCGCGTTATCTTTTGCCATGCTCCCCTGTAGCGCGGCATACATTGAAGTAAGCTGAGCATCGTTATACTTAGCGTTACTGCTAGCCTTATTAGACGACTGGGTAAGATCGGCTAGTACAGGAGCGTAGGCTCTCTGCATCTGCCCTGTAGCGTCACCAATAAAATTAGGAGCTTTTACGCTAAAGAGCTTACTAATCTCTGCTGTAGGATCAGCGTAGGTAAACTGGCCAGTAAAGTTAGTATCAGGCTGTATAGTAGTCTGACTCGGGTTGCTGGCTACCTGGCCTGTAGCCATCGCTGCATCTCCACCACCCTGTAGCGCGGCAAGCCCTAAATCAAATGGACTTGCTTGGCTGGGAGCAGTAAGTGCAGTAGGGTTAGGCACAGAATTAGGATTAGCTGGCAAAGTGGTAGCATTAGGTACCGTACTAGGCACATTAAAGTTAGTGCCACCAATAAGCCAAGGATAGTTAGGTATTGACGGCCTTCCTGGTGATACCTTTTTAGGGGCAGCCTTAGGGGCGCTGCCATACGGATCAGCCCTCAATTTACACCGCCGATACTGAAGATGAGCCCACTAGTCCTAGAGCCCTTCGGTTAATTGCTTCCTGCCTGGCTTGCTGCTGAGCCAACTGCTGCTGAGTTATATACTGGCCCATATCTTGCTGTATACCCTGTAGGTATGCCTGCCGGGATGTATCCAACTGAGTCTGCTGTCTAGCATAGTTATTAAGAAGATTTGAGTCCGCAACACCAAACAACCCAGATCTAAGCATGCCTCTGGAGGCATAGTCTTCATTCTGATTTATTCGTGACTGATCCAGCTGCGTGTTAAGGTCTCTGCTATTTAGCGCGTACTGATTATTATAGTTAGTTTCCGCTGCAAGTTCCGAAGCTTGGTAGTCAGCCAAAGCCTTAAGAATAGCCGCTTGCTGACTTTGATACCCTGTATCGTTAGTAAGATATTCATCTATACTCGGCACCTTAGGCGCTTTGGGGTCTATTACGGGCTTATTTATAGAACCAGTAGGCGGCTTCTTAACTGCTGGGGCCTTAACTACTGGCTTCTTAACTATTCCTGATACCGGCTTCCTCGCTACAGGGGTAGTAGGCGGCCTGAGAGTTACATTAGCCATACCTGGAGGCTTAGGCTGCGCGGGTAACGTGGCAGGCTTAGGGGTGCCTACAGGTTGTATACCTACCTTAGTAGGTATAGGCATGGTACTTACTCTACCCGGGGCTGGTGTTCTAGTCCCTATAGGAAGAGCGTATACTTTTCCAGGTACTGTAGGACTAGGTGCGGGCGTAGCTTTTCCTACAGGCTGAATAGTAACCTTAGTGGCCATAAGGAGACGGACCTCCTAGCGCGTCTATGCTGGCAAAATTTCCCCGCTGCTGGGCCTGTAACTGCCTAAGCATGGCGTTACGCCTGGCCCTAGCTTTAGCGTCCCTTTCCCTGTAGCCGATAGGGTCCACAGGACCTATAGTTGGCATAGATCTTCCACCTCCGTATACTTTATTTCCAGCTGCCAGGTTGCTAAATCCGCCTCCTGCAACTGATACGCCAGAATACATACTCATATTTCTGCGCCCTCACTTCTCGCTACAGGGGCCTGCTTCTGTGATACTTCAGCTACTATATGGTTAATGCTACTGCTAGCTGTATGTCTATACCCAGTAAGCTGAACAGAGAATTGTATACGTGGGAATCTGAGACTATTATGGGCCTTTATATATTTTCTATTTGGAGAGGTAACGCTAACTTGAGTTACCGTACTATACGCGTTTACAAGTAAGTCAGCCCAGCTGTAGTTATCGGCCTGATCCCAAGTCATACTAGCAAGAGTAGTCCAGGTATAGTAAGGAATAAAGGCATAAGGTATAGCTAGGAGTCTACAGCTGGCTTGGTTATTTGCTTCGCTTATGATGGCGTCTATACCCCACCAGTGTAGCCTCTTAAATGAATGTGGGCTGTCCATTGGATACATCTTAGTTTTAATTCTTGGGTCTGTTCTAACCATATCTTCTGGCATTCCTGTAGCGTATTCAGCATCCTGGATACTAACTACGGATCCAGTACTAGGTGCATTAGAGTTAATCGCACCAAGATATATTTTATACCCATAAGTGGATGTGCTATTGGCCACCCCTATAAACTTGCTTATAGGGCCTATATCCCACTGAGTCCAAGTATTATTTATGGGATAGTAGACAAAAGTTAAGTCTTTATAGCATATAACTATTCTATCTCCTACGGTACTAATACTTCCCGCTACAGGGTACGTCCCAGGAGTGGCTCCGCGCGTAATAGATACCTTAGTACCTATGCGAGTATACGTATATTGATCCAATCTGTACACGTTAGAGCCGTACAGTACGAATATAGCACTCTCGTACACCGTAACCCGTAGCGGGGAACTTGTACCAACAGTCTTAGATATATTCTGAACAAACCCTCTAGTCGGGGCAGAGTCGTAAGTTAGGACGTAAGTGCTATTAGATTTAAACAGATACAGAGAGGACTGTACTGCTATAACAGTGGTAAGGTACTGTCCATCACCTGTATTTATATCGATAAAATCAGAGCCACTCCACGTCTCCGGTGTGGCTAGGTTTGAGAAGTATAGTCTAGACGAAGATCCGGAGGCAGCCCACAGTCTTTCCTTGAACACGGCTATAGACGTCGCTGAGGGTATACCTCCTACTGCTGCACCTGTAGTTCCATTCCAGGAGTATCCACCAGCAGATGCCTTAGTTATATAAAACTTATCATTGTATTGCACGCCAGACGTAGCAACACCAAAGCTACCTGTAATCTGTACCCAACTAGTGGCATCCACGTAAGTAGTAGATGCCACCCTATAGTACAGTCCAGTACCTATATTAGCTATG